ATTTCGTTCCTGGTCTCGCTCCGGATGCGTGTCAGCTCTTCTTCATACCACAGCACCAGCTGCTGCAGACTGTCGCACGAGGCTTCGGCCACAAGGTTTCCCTTGCCGTCACTGCCTACGGTCAGGTTGGCCTGTCCGCTCTTGCCACGGTACACGGCACCTTCAGGAAGCTTACGGAGGCTGTCCGCCGGTATAGTCAGCTTCACCGAACTCGCCGGTATCCCCGCCATCACCAGTCCCGCCCGTCGGCTTCCGCTCGCGCTGTCGGCGCTTGCCGATTCCGTCTGTGTCTTCTCCACCGTCGTGCTCTTCCTGCTGCTTGCGCAGCCCGCCAAGCACAGGACAGTCATCATGATGGCGGCAACTGTTGGCAGTGTCAATGGCCTTGCGCAGTCGCGCCATTTCGCGCTTGTTGGCCTGCAGGTCTTTTCTTGTTGCATTCAGTTCTTCTTTTAAGGGTACCACAATATTGCTCACCAAAACGCGGGTGGCATGTTCTGCGTTATCCACACGCACACCCTCTGCGTCGGCTTCGGCTTTCATCGCTTCCGCTTTCGCTTTCCTCACCGTAGCACGCAGGGAACCGATGGATGCTGCAGTGCCCACAAGGCCGCCGCTAAGAATAATGTTCATGATCTCGCTAAAGTCCATACCACCCGTTTTTTAGTCAGTCAACCTTTTATTCTGCTTCCTCGCGTTTCTTTCGGAATAGTCCGATAACCCATTGCACCAGTCCCGTGTCGGCTACCCCATTGGCTACAAGTGAGGCACCAAAACCATAGAGCAAGGCAATGTCCCAGCTCACATCACTCACAAATCCGGCATCAAGCCACCACAGTAGCATCGCGCACACCAGGCCCACACACCAGCTCACCAGTTGCGTCACCCAGCCTTTCATGTTGGGGAACAAACCTTTCAACCCTTCAGTAAGCACCACCACACCGCCGACGAAACCGGCAAAGGTGCCAATCATTGCGTCATAGTCCGTTGCCGGAACATCGGCCCCTTGGGCCATCACAGCCGATACTGTTCCCAGCATCAGCATCATAAACAGCATAATTCGTTTCATTGATTGCTTCTTTTATTATTGGTTAATACCTATTTCTTTCAGCCATTTCTGTACATCGAAACTGGGGCAGGCTTTGGCCGCCAGCTCGTTGTGTCCCACAATGCGCACATCCGGGAATCTGCGATGGAAGTCCTTCACATACTTCTCCAGTGCCTTTTTCTGGCAGCCGGTGCGGGTGTCCTTCGGGGTCTTGCCGTCCTTGGCCACACCGCCGGCATACACAATGTGGCGGCTCACGCTGTTGTACCCCTTGGCTCCGTTGGTCACTTCCCAGGGATCCACCTGCGCATCCTCGTTGTTGTTCACCAAGCGTTCCACACCGCCCTGCAGGTGGAACAGGTCGGTGTAGCCCACCTGTTTCCAACCTCTGCCACCCTGGCTTACGGGCGAAGTGTGCCACTTCCGGATGTCCGCCGATGATACCTCACGCCCCTCCGGGGTTGCCGTACAGTGAATTACCAGATACTTCAATTTTGCCATACCATCTTATCCTTTCTGGTTTTGGGTAATGGTAATCTTGGCCGTCTTGCTGCGGTCGGCATTGAGCGTAAGGGTCAGTGTACCGGTTTTCTGACTGCCACTGTTTGCACCGGCCGAAATCTTCACGCCTTTATCCGTCGCTTCCACCTTGAAGCCGGCAGGGGCACTGCCTATCTCATATTCTCCGCTGGCGGTCACGGTCACTTCTTCACTGCCACCGGTTGCCTCAAGGGTCACACTGGCAGGGTCAACTGAAATCTTCTTCTCGCTCGCCTTGAACACGGGGTTGCTTCGCTTGTCCAGCACCACCACTTCTTCACCGAAGGCAATGTTCGTGTCAGCCTTCATCAGCATCTTGAAGAAGTACAGTTCGCTCGCGTTCGAGATCTTGTCAATCTGAATCACGTCTTCATCGTCCTGCAAGTTCACAGCCGCAAACAGGTTGCCGCCGGCATCGGGCGAACAGAGGGTGCACACAATCAGATCATCGGGCCAGGCCGCAAGCGTCTCAATGGTAATGCCCTTGTAGCGGCGGGCATTCACATCGGTTTCGCTCGTGTTCTTGGACTCGCGCTGGGTCAGCTCGTCATCATACTTGTCAAAGTCGTTCACGCTCATCAGAATGCGGAGGTCCGGGTTGTTGCGGATGGCCACGGGAATCTTCGCACGCATGGCTTTCAGTCTGCCCAGCATGGTCGATTCTGCGCTGTCCACCACAATCACCTCAGTATCCTTGGCCATCTGGGTCAGGATGCCGTTAAACAAGTGGTCGTCATCATCCCCATATTCACCGTTCACATAGTGGTCACCCAGTTCAAACTGTACCCGCTTGGCCAACTCGGCAAGCAGGGCGTTCTGCGCTTCGGGCGGAAGTTCCGAGAATACCAGGTTGCCCTTCGGCTGCCATTTGCGCCAGATGTTCTCGAACGTGCGGGGGTTAAACACCGTAAAGGCCATGAAGTCCACCGGGTCAAGACTCTTTTCGTCATAGTTGAAGTTGCCCTTCGAATCCTCCACGCCGGGGTTCTCCTTGCGCTTCTGGAGCATCTTGCCGGTCTTCAGGCGCGGCAGGCTGATTTTCTTCTCCACACCGGGAATCACCATGATCAGCCCCTTTTCCACAATCTCATTGCTCGTAGCGGCAAGCGTCAGCAACTGTTCCAGTACCTCGCCGCTGTAATTCGTGTTTCTTACAATTATTGCCATAGTTCAATCACTTTTTACGTTTGTCCTTAATTTCTCGCATACGCCTGTTCCAGGGGCTTTCTTCACCATTCGGTTCCAGATACAGGTCTTCCATCACACGGCGCTTTACCGGCAGTTGGGCCAGGGCCTTTTCGCCGTTCTCGCGGTCATTGGCCAAAAGGTTTTCGTAGATGGGGCGGGTAGTCGCATCAATGCGACCGTCCTGCTCGGCTGCGTCAAGCAGCTGCTTGCGGGCGGCAAGGTCTTCGGCTTCAGCCTTGTCTTCGTAGGTCTTCACCTTGGCCTTCAGGTCGGTGTTCTCTTTCGTAAGGATAGGTACCTTGCCTGCCTCTTCCTCCAGTTGGTCCATCAGGCGGAACACATCCGCATCACTCGCGCAGTCCTTGAAGCGCGGGCGTTTCTTTACGTCTTCCAGATTCATGTCTTCTCTGTTTTTTTGTGGCTCAACGAGCCGGTTATTGAATAAAGTATATATCTGCGCCGGTGTACTGTCTGCCGGCACGGGGTCTGCATCATAGATGTCGTCTATGAAACCAAGGTCCAGGGCTTCCTTGGCGGTCAGCCAATGGTCCTCGCCGTCAAAATAGGTCTGTTTCACTTCTTCCTTGCTCATGCCCAGCCGCTCGGCATAGATTTCACTCAAGCTGCCTTCCAGGCTTTCTATCTCTTCCATGCAACGCTGCAGGTCCTGCTTGTTGCCGTAACACCCTCCGCTCACACTGTGCAGCATCAGACGGGCATATTTGCTCATTTCTACGGGCTTGCCGCAAAGGGCTATCACACTGGCCATGCTGGCGGCTATGCCATCCACATAAATGCGGATGTCCGCCTGGCTATGGCGCAGGGCGTTGAATATCGCAATGCCGCTGTACACTTCCCCGCCGTTGCTGTTGATACGCACATGGATGCGTCGGCTCACGCGTTCGGCTTCCATCAGTTCCTGGGCTATGCGCCCGCTTTGCACCTCCGTATAGTCTCCGATGTCCCCGTACAGGAATATCGTACTGGTGCCGTCGTCACTCGTTGTAATATTGAAAAATCTGCTCATCGTCATGTCTTTACCAGCGGTTTCCCCGCCTTTCGATGGTGCGAAAATAGAACATTCCCATGGCACCAAGAAACCGCGTCCGCATCATAACGTTTTCTGGCGTTATCATAACGCTGTAACCCGTCATCATGCGTACGCGCTTTTACAAACCCCGCTTTTTCATGCAATTTTGTAACGTGATTTACAACTAAAAAGGACGATTTATGGCAGATTTGACGAATGCCCAGAAAAAGGAATGGGCAAAAACTTTGTACCTCAAGGAAAACCTCACACAGCAGGAAATCGCCGACCGGGTGGGCGTGTCACGGGTGTCCGTGTCCAACTGGGTACGGGCCGGGAAGTGGGAGGAACAGAAGGTGGGGCTTACGCTCACAAGGCAGGAACAGGTGGCTAACCTCTACCGGCAGGTGGCCGAAATAAACAAGGCCATCGCCGAACGGCCCGAAGGGGAACGGTTCCCCTCATCCAAGGAGGCTGACATCCTCGGGAAACTGTCGGCGGCCATACGCAACATGGAGCAGGAAGTGGGCATTGCCGACATCATCAGTGTCCTCACCGGGCTCATCGACTGGGTACGGGCGGCCGACCTCGAAAAGGCAAAGGAAATTACACGCCTGGCCGATGCGTACATTAAAGACAAATTATAAAGGGATAGACAATGAAACAGACTGACAGACTCGCTCTCCTCGATTGGGAGAAGTACAAAGAAGACATCGCAAGGGCAACACCGGTCGATAGGAACATGACGGCAGCCGAACGGGAAAAACACCGGGAATATCTTGAGAAACATCCCATAGAATGGATCAAGTTCTTTTTTCCGAATTATGCCAAATATGAATTTGCCGACTTCCAGAAAAAGGCTATCCGGCGGATCATTGCACACGATGAATGGTTTGAGGTGCTTTCTTGGAGCCGTGAGCTGGCCAAATCCACCGTCACCATGTTCATCGTCATGAATCTTACGCTTACCGGACGCAAAAAGAATGTGATTCTGACCTCCAACAGCAAGGACAATGCGGTGCGCCTGCTCGATCCCTACCGGGCCAATCTCGAAGCCAACGGACGCATCATGGCATACTACGGCAAACAGGAACTGCCGGGCTCATGGACCGAGGATGAATTCACCACCAAAGGGAAGGTCTCTTTCCGCGCACTGGGTGCCGGACAATCTCCGCGTGGTTCGCGAAACGAGGCCATACGTCCCGACGTACTGCTGGTCGATGACTTTGATACGGACGAGGATACCAAGAACCCGGACATCATCCAGAAGCGCTGGGACTGGTGGGAAAATGCGCTGTATCCCACGCGGTCCATTTCAGAACCTACACTGGTCATCTTCTGCGGAAACATCATTGCCAAGGACTGCTGCGTGGTGAGGGCGGGCGAAATGGCCGACTCATGGGACATCGTAAACATCCGCGACAAAAACGGATTTTCCACATGGCCGGAAAAGAACTCGGAAGAGGACATTGACCGTACACTGTCCAAAATATCCAAAAAGGCGGCACAGGGTGAATATTACAACAACCCCATTTCCGAGGGCGAGGTCTTCGAGAACATTTCATACGGCAAGATACCGCCTCTCTCCAAATTCAAGTTTCTCGTGGCGTATGGCGACCCGGCACCGGGCGAAAGCAAGGGTAAGAAAGGAAAATCATTCAAGACGGTTTCACTTTGTGGCAAATTGGGCACCAGGCTCTATGTCATCAAGACTTTCCTGGCGCAGGCACTCAATGCGGAGTTCATTGACTGGTATGTCCGTATGCTTGATTTTGTCGGGGGCAAGACCAATGTCTATTGCTACATGGAGAACAACAAGCTGCAGGACCCTTTCTTCCAGCAGGTGTTCAAACCGCTGGTGGCAAAGGTGCGCCGCGAACAGAAGATTGCGCTGTTCATCCGGGGCGACGAGGAGAAGAAGACGGACAAGGCTACGCGTATCGAGGCCAACCTTGAACCGCTCAACCGCGAAGGGAACCTCATCCTCAACGAGGCTGAACGGGACAATCCGCACATGAAGGAACTGGAAGACCAGTTCAAGCTGTTCACCCTGACCATGCGCTACCCGGCCGACGGACCGGATGCGGTCGAAGGAGCAAACCGCATCATCGACGAACTGATCAGGCGCATTGAACCGCCCGTATTCCGCTCACGGAAGGATGTAAGAAAGCGAAACAAGAAAAGATTATGACAACTCTAAAACAATAGGACTATGAGCAAATTTGTTGAACTTTCCGATTACGATGCGAGCATCCACCGAGACATCCTCGACGCACTGGTTAGAGAGGACGAAACGGTCATTGAGGTTTGCGAGGACAGGGCCATTGCCGAAATGCGGTGTTATTTGAGCAAACGCTACGACTGCAACAAGATTTTTGCGGCCACCGGGGACAACCGGAACCAGCTCGTGCTGATGATGGTCATCGACATGGCAGTCTATCACATCTTCTGCATCCACAACCCGCAGAAACTTTCCCAGGTACGCAAGGACCGCTACGAACGGGCGGTGGAATGGATGAAGGCGGTGGCCGACGAGGACATTTCAATCGAAGGGGCTCCGCTGCTGCCTGAGGAACAAAGGGCGGGCAGGTCGGATTTCCGCATTCAAAGCAACCGCAAACGAACGAACCACTGGTAAAAAGCAAGCATCATGAAAAAGAAAAACAGAAAAAACAACAAAGCCGGTATCATCACCGTAGGGGGAAACTTTACGTTGCCGGGGCAGAAGAGACCGAATGTGATTGTACTCACACAGCCCAAACGCTTCGGGCTGGACATTTCCGACTACATGGCAGCCGTCAAGGCAGCCGAGAATGTCGATTTCTCACGACGTTACAAACTTTATGACCTCTACGAGGACATTCTGATGGATACCCACCTTTCCTGTGTGATCGAAAAGCGAAAGAATGCCGTGCTGTGCTCCAACATGGAATTCCGGGTGGACGGGAAGCCCGACGATAAAATCAACGAACAGATACAGTCGCCCTGGTTCAACCGGCTGGTGGGTGACATCCTTGATGCGAAATTCTGGGGCTTCTCGCTCTGCCAGTTCTACAAGCTGCAGGAGTGGGTGGATTATGACCTGGTACCGCGCAAGCATGTGGATCCGGTCAGGGAACTCATCCTGCGCCACCAGACGGACATTACCGGCCATTCCTGGAATGAATATACCGACCTGCTTTTTGTGGGTTCACCGTCCGATTTGGGGCTGTTGGCCAAGGCTGCACCTTGGGTCATCTACAAACGTAACACTACGGGCGACTGGGCACAGTTCTCCGAGGTATTCGGCATGCCCATACAGGAATATATCTATGACTCCGACGACGACGAGTCCCGCCAGCGGGCCATGGAGGATGCGGCAAATGCCGGAAGTCTGGCGCAGTTCTTTCATGCCAAGGACACGGAACTCAAACTTACGGAAGCCGGAAACAAAACAGGGTCTGCCGATGTCTATGAACGCCTCTGCGAACGGTGCAACAACGAAATTTCCAAACTGATACTGGGCAATACGCTGACAACCGAATCGTCCGAAAAAGGCACACAGGCTTTGGGTACGGTTCATAAGAAAGTAGAGGACAAGGTACTGGAGGCTGACCGGAAATACGTGCTCAACGTGCTGAATTACGACATGACGGACATTTTGCTGCGCATGGGCATCAATACTGAAGGGGGGACATTCTGCTTTCCGGAACCGAAAGAAACGGATGCCGGTACCAAAATATCCATCCTCACGCAGCTGAAGAAGAACTTCAACATCCCCATCGACGACGATTATCTCTATGAGGAATTCGGTATCGACAAACCGGCCAATTACGAGCAGCTGAAGGCGGAACAAAAGACGGCTGAACAAGCCGACCAGATTCCAAGCCCGAAGAAGGAGCCGGAGCCAGCGAATAAGGGACGGGATGATGAACCGACACCGAAACAGAAAAGAAACTTCCGGAACTGGCTCAAAGGTTTTTTCGTGAAAGCCCCGGCAGACGGGGCAGCTTTAGACTGGTAGTCGACAGACTGTATGCGGCTGATAATGGCAGCATCTCCATGGAGTTTGACTTCTCCGAAGAGGTGCTGCGGCGTGCCTTGCTGAACATATACAGCAGGGATTTTCATCCGGCAACCGAAATCGAAATCAACCTGTTCAATGAAATATGGGCAAAGATGGACAAGGCGGCAAAGGAAGGATTCAGCAAATCCAAGGCCATTACTCCGGACGAGGATTTCAGAAATGCCATACTCCGGAACAATGCCGTATTCTCAGCATTCAAGGTACATCGTATGCAGAATGACATGGCACGACTTTTATTGGATTCAAACGGCATTTTAAAACCGTTCGACAAATGGGTACAGGAAGTCTTGCCCATTGCTTCCCATCAGGTTCGTCACTGGCTGCGGACGGAGTATGATACGGCGGTCATCCGGGCGCATCAGGCGGCTGACTGGCAACAGTTCCTGCGCGAACGCGATATTCTGCCCAACCTCAAATGGCTACCGTCCACCTCCATTCATCCGGGGGCTGACCACCGCCCGTTCTGGAATACCATCCGGCCGATTGATGACACGTTCTGGAACATCCACCGACCGGGCGACCGGTGGAACTGCAAGTGCGACCTCACTGCCACCGACGAGGAGCCGACACCACTTCCGGACGAAGACGACAAGAACAAGCCCCAGCCCGGACTGGATAACAATCCGGGGACGGACGGCAAACTGTTTTCCGACAATCATCCATATCAGGCAGAAGCCCACAAGGGTGCCAAAAAAGCGGTGGATAAACTTATGGCGCGCATTGATGAAATGATTGCGGAAATGCCGGACTACCTTACCGGGGAGGAAAAAATGGCCATTGCCCGGAACAACCTCGAAATGGAAAAGGCTCTTAAAATCAAAAAAGGAAAACCTATGGATGTGGATAAGGCGGATAAACAGAATGCGAATCCCAAACACGTGGACGAGTATATTTTGGATTCCAAAGGAATATACCGCGATAAAAGGGGAAACAGATACCGGAAGAACAGCGATTACGATAAAAAACGGGATACTCCATACAG